AAAGCTTTAGGATGGTCAACACTTAGGTAAGCACAGTTGTAACCAGCGATGTGGTTCTTCTCCAGTGCTGGACCAGCTGTCATCAAGGCTCTCATACTTGGCATAATGTCTAGCCTGAGCACAGCCTTCTCTAGTTCCTTACGTGTACTAGGGGTGAGTGTGTACTCTGTATTCTCACTCAGGTGTTTAGCCATAAAGTCAAAGTACCTGCCTACGGTCTCCTCCCAAGTCTCCCTTCTGTTCTTCTCAGGTAGCCACCTAGCATAGCGACTGAGGGCTATGAAGTTTTGATAGTCTGTTGGTAATCTATTCATTTATGTTCTCCTATTACTGTTCATCTAAAGGATCTACTTCAATGTTTATCATTCTAGTATCCTCGTCATCGTCAAAATATAACTCGTACCTAAGTCTTCCTTCATCTAGGAGTATTAGAGCGTCCTTCATACCTTCATTATAAGACCTATCCCCGTGTCTCCACATAAAATAAGCACCTACACCTACCATAATTAACAACCACAATACTGCACTGTCTATACTAATCATTTTCATACTCCTTAAAATCTTCTAGTTTATCCATAAGTTTATCCTCAAATTCTAAGAGTATTTCTTCAGAACTTATATCTAATGCTTCTACTAAGAGAGAAGGGTCATAATCTTGAGCTACTCTCTCCTTAAGCTCGTTCAATGTCAAGCTCATACTGTCCTCCTCTCTCCTCGATTAGTTTATTAAGATACCAACGAGCCTTATGTAAATCTTCTATGCCATTCTTATACTTATACCTAGATACATATTTTATTATGTTGCCTTCTAAGTAGTTCATATCCTGATCTAAGATGTACTCTATGGTTTCTATGTTACCTTGTTTATAGTGTTGTGGGTCAATGTTGGAATCTTCTATCGACATAATTTCTTTAGCTCCTTTATTTCTTTTGTCGAGAAAATCTTTATGTCGTTCTTCTCGCACCATTGTGAATAAGTTATTCTATTACCTTTAGATACTTTAGACTCAGGACGAGGCATTAGAAATACTAACTCTTTACCCTCGAACCTGAGCTGGTCTGCGATAGATTTATACTTCTGTCTATCACCTGACCTAAAGAAACCTTTAACCTCTACATAGTATTTACCTTTAACAAAATCAGGTGTGTAGTTCTTGCGGATAGTGTACGCTAGTCTACAAGGTTCATACTTCCAGCTCTTACCTAATGCCTTAGAGCACTCAAGCTCCAGCTTACTCCTGAATTTATTCATAGAAGTTATTCAGTTTGTTACCATCCTTATCTATCTCAACAACCTTAGGTTCTTTAGCTACTTCAACTAAATAACGAGGGCCGTTAGAGTATAGAAAAGTCCTGAGGTCATCACCCCAGCAATCGTGTTTATAAGCACAGTAGCTACAGCCTACAGGTAACTTCATATTACCTGACTTACCATCAGGCACTGGTGAATAGCATTTCTCAGGTGGTTTCTCACGTCTGACAATATTCTTAATGCTCTTAATTCTCTCTAGGATAGAGAAGAAGTTAATCTTAGTCCAGTACCACTGGGACTCGTCAGCCATATCGTACTTGAGATACGTCAGGTGTCCGTTGGTTTTATCCATAGCTAACCAACCTACATCTGTAGTACCCTCAGCGTGAGCATACCCTTTGATTTGGTCTACATAACCGAAGGGGTCATCATTAATTAACGAGCCGTCCTTGAACTTCTTGAACCCATAAGGTGATGCAGACTTAACATCAGTCAGTACTCCATCTATCTTACAGTCCATAGAACCTTTAATTCCTTCTACCTCTACTCTCTTCTGTTCTGAAGTTACTTCGTGTCCTGAAAGTTTAACTAGAGAGAGAATCATTTCCTCTATAAGGTGTCCATATAAGAATTTTATTCTAGTGTGTGGTAGAAGTTCCTCACCCTTGTACCCATTATAAGAATACCAAAGTTGTCTATCCTTCTTACCTATGTTAGACATCCTGAGTTTACGTCTATCGAATTTATGCTCAGTGATGTTATCTCTTAAGATTTTCTTCACGTTCTCACCGAAATCATCGATGATATTATCGACATCTACACCTTCAGGAATCTCCTTGGTGTCTATCATTTGATATATGTCTTGTACTAATGTGTCTGTTGCCACGTTTTACCTACCTTATATTCACCGTCCAAAGGACAGTTTAGTTTAAAAGATTTACCAGCTTTGATTATAGAACCTACTGCTAGACTACCAAAGAACTCTGCTTGGTCTTCTCTGACTTCACACTGGAACTCATCGTGTACGTTCAGTACGAACTTATAATCTATATTATATATCTTAGCATACTCCGCTAGTAACACAAGAGCTTTCTTCATAACTACCGCACCCGCTCCTTGTAATAAGGTGTTGAGTGCAGAGTGTTCAGACCTAACGTATAGTTTTCTCTTGTCTAGTCCGTAGAGCCATCCTTTTCTAGCGTTCTCTGTAACTCTTCTTCGTAGAGAAGCAAGTGCTGGCGTATTATCAAGGAAGTTCTTTTTAAGAACCTTACCCTCTCTCGCTGTCCCTCCAACAACCTGCCCGATTTTTTCATCACCTGCTCCGTATAAGAAAGCGTAGATGAAAGTCTTCGCCTGATCTCTTGATTTAACTCCTGAAGCTCTTTGATTTGCTGTGTGTATGTCTCCATTGAGAATCTCCTCAGTATAATTTTTATCATTCATATAATGTGCTAACATCCTAAGCTCTAGTCCACTAGCATCACAACCTACTAAGGCGTAACCCTCAGGCACAGTCCATAAGTCTCGACAGTCAGCACCATATCCACCTTCGTATCCCCATAAGGTGTTACCCTCTGAGTCCTTCTTAACCGCAGGGACTTGAGCCATATTAGGTTTGGAGTGAGTCATACGTCCGGTGACTGCACCTATAGTATTCACTCTACCGTGAACTCTACCTGTCTTATCGTCTAGAGACTCTATCCACCCCTTAACCATAGCTACTCTCTTGTTAGCTAACATATAATCTAACATCACTCCAGCCTCAGGAATACCTTTAATACCTTTGAGTATCTTCTCGTCAACCTTAGGTTGTCCGGTGTCTGTGAACTCTGTAGGTTTCCACCCGAAGTGTTGTAGATGTCTAGCTCTCTGCTGGGTACTGCCTAAGTTGAACTCAGGATAGGAGTTATATCCCCACTCTCCATCGTCATTGAAGTGAGCACCCTTGTCTAGCTGACTCTGATACCTTTTAGATATACTACCATCTTTATTATGAGTCTTGTCTTCAGGATGGTTCAGAGGAATCCACACAGGTAGGGGCTTAAATCTCTCCCGTACTTTATCCTCTGCTTCTAAAACTTTCTCTTTGAGAACAGCCAATAATTCATAGGCTTCTCCTTCTTTGAGTAAGACACCGTTGTCTTCTTGTTCTTTAATGAGTTCAGCTACTCGGTGTTCTAAGTCTATAGATTCCTTGTCTAGGTTTCCTAGTTTCTCTGCTTCAACCATCCACTTATCTAGTTCCTTAGTCACCCTAACATCCTGCTTACAGTACTCCAGCATATCAAAGTTGAATTCATCCCAACCACCTTCGTAATCACCTTTGTATTCACCTAGTGTTAGACCCCAGTTCCTAAGACTATGTCCTCCTTCTATGTTTGGGGAAGCAAGTCTAGAAAGAATAAGAGTGTCCCGTAAGTTAAAATCGAAAGCACTCCCACTAACATCGCGTAGAACAGGGATATCAAAGTTAATAATGTTGTGTCCCACAAGAGTTTGTACGCCTTCTGAGACCAACCAATCTTCAAAAAATCTTCCATTATCTTCTCCTATAAAATTATATACTGTACTTTCATCGTTATCCAGCATAGCGCAGATACAATGAACCCTTGTAGCATCGAGACCATCAGTCTCTATATCAAAAAAAGCTTTCGACATCTTCTACTACCTCCGTTAATCTACCTGTCTCACTATCATACTGTAGCTTACAGGCTTTACCAGTTAAACCTGAGAACCTATTCTTTATCACACGCAGTGTTGTTTGGTTGCGTATAGCGGGGTCATCGTCCTGCTGGTTACGTTCTAGACCTATCACAATATCAGATAGCTGAGCGATGGCGGCGGAACCTCGAAGTTCTGAGAGGCTCACCTGTCCACCTTCTTCGTGAGGCTTACCCTGTGGTCTCCTTAGGTGAGATATAAGGAATAAGCCTACGCCAGTCTCCTGTACTATCTTCCTAAGCTTAGTCATAATGGCATCGATAGCTTTACGTTCATCTAGGATACCGTCTTGGTCACTGACTACGATAGAGAGGTGGTCTAATACTATCCACTGACAATCATAAGACTTAGCATAAGTTCTAATCACGTTGAGTAATGAGTCTTCCGACATACTACCGAAGTGGTCATAGAAATACACGTTCTTGTCCCCGACAGACTTCTGCCACAGAGCCTTCTTCTCCTCATCACTCAGCTCTCTCTCGAACTGAGGTATGTGTATAGGAGAGTTAGCCTCGATAGACATCAGTCCTTTAACTGACCTCTCGATAGACTCCTCTAGGTGTATGATAGCTAGGTTGTCATCGGTAGTGTTGAGTATGTAAGACTCTAGTTCCTTAACGACACTGGTCTTACCCATACCCGAGCCACTCGTGATAGTCACCAGCTCTTTGGCTCTGAAACCATAGGTTAGTCTGTTCAATCCCTGCCAAGGATAATCTATGTTTACTAGGTTCTCGTCCTGAAGTAAGTGCTCCCACGTGTCGCTACCTCTGATGATACCAGCAGGAGTATAGGGTTCAGAAGACCACCAAGCATTAGTGAACTCTTTGACCTTACCAGCCATCAACATATCACTAGCGTCCTTCATAGGTAGCTTACATATCTTCAGCTTACCGACAGATATTATATCTTGACAAGCTTTGACAGCATCAAACCCAGCTTGGTCTTGGTCGAAACACAGAACTATGTTATCGAAAGACTCAATATATTCTAGGTTTTCTTTGATGTCTCGTGAAGCCGATGATGCCCCATTCTTAAGGGACACGACTTGCCACTTACCATCAAACATCTCTGAAATTGAGAGGGCATCAAGCTCCCCCTCACATATAGTTAGGTACTTCCCGCCGGAACGGTTAGCGTTCTGACCAAACAAACCTGAGCCTTTGTTAGTACCGATGATTTGAAATTCTTTAGTAGCGACAGTTCTCTCTTTGTATCCGAGTAGCCTATTGCTCTCGTTAGAGTCGTAGTATGGGTAGTAATGTTTATCTACCTGACCTCCCTTGTCGAACGTCACAGTAACACCAAACTTAGATGTGATTTTACTGGATATTCTTCTGGCGCTTATCGCAGAATTAGTTACACCTCTCGGTGTTATTGTTTGCATAACTTCCTCCTCATATAGTGGTTCACCGGTGAACTCCTCCCCTTTAGAGTAGTGCCCACACTTGTTACAATAACCGTGACCGTCTGAGTAGACAGCCAAGTTATCTCCTGCTCTGTCCCCACCTGTATCTCTACAGGCAGGGCAGGGCTTATGCTCTACAAAAGTAGAAGTTTCCACGAGCTACGCGAAGAACTCATTAGCTTCTTCGTCAGCAGACCTGTAGCCTTCTGTGCGCTTGAGTACCTTGACTGCGGTAAGATACGTAGCGACACCGTGTTGCGGGTGTTCGTTACCTTCCTTCCACAGAACCTGTACTTCAGATTCAGCACCGAAGTCGTGACCGATAGCTTCTCCGTCTGCTGTCTTTACCATATCAAAAGACAGGGGATACTTAGTAGAGAACTTACGTGCTCTGTAGCTACCCCCATCTTCTGTCTTAATGGTTCTGACTTTGACACCCTTGCTCTCAAGTGCCTTAGCTTCTTTGTCATCAACAGCTACTGTAAGAGTGTACTTACCTGTATCCTCACCGTTGAACTTTTCTGTACTGTCTAGATAGACGTACTTTGCGATACCTTTAGTTACCATATTATATTTTTCCTTAATAGACCTACAAAACAACATACCTTAGATCTCAGGTCTAAAGAGATCTAAAGTTAGTACCATAGACTTAAGTCCTTAGATACACTTTAATAATTACATTAATGATAATATTAAAGATTAATCTTTAGACTTAAGACTATAGTAATAGTATAGCACGTTTAGTGATCTGTGTCAAGCCACTGAGTACTTAATTGTTCTAATTCATTATCCTCTTCGTATAACTTCTCAGCTATGAAAGGATTAGACCACTGCTTACAGGAACTACATAAGTCTAAGAATTCACTTTTGTTCTTAGGATTCCTAGTTCTAGCTTCCCATTCAGTTAATAGTTTATCACAACATTTACATCTCATTGTCTACAATCTCCTTAATTTTAGATTTAAAGGCTTTATTCCCTTCGACCTTAAGTACCTCTCGTCTACTACAGAATCTCTTCTTTAAGAGCACTTCTCGTGCCCTGAGATTAGATTCTGAGTAGTCTTCGGGGTATGTCTGATATTCAGTCATCACTCTCCCCCTCCTTCATCAGAATTGCGATTGCCTTTTTCAAGGCATTAATCTGCTGTTGCTGGTCGACAAGTACACTAATATATGTGCGTGGCTCTAAAGCGTAGCCATAATTTTCTTGCGTAAGCCTGTCGTAATCATCGAACAAATCATCTCCAAATATGGTTTCGATATTGAGATTGTCATCTATTCTTCTATC